GAGGCATTAACGCGTCACCCGCTGCCATCTGTTGTTCTCCCCCTTGCGGTGAGACAAGTCACCTGATGGCTGGACTTGTGCTACTACCTAACCCCATTTCAGGATCGTTATTGTGCCACGTTCGGTTGTGGTAAATCGAACTAACCGAACAGCGGCCTCCTTCAATGTCCCTTTTACCTCGGACTGGGCACCGCGTACCGCGTGCGCTTTCGAGGGGAACCCTTCCGCGGACGAAACGACCCTACCTCTATTCTTCTTATGCCACCGCCAAGGCTGCTGCTTCCCCGCTCCCTTCCAAATTTCGATGTGCATATGCCCCTTTCTTCCGCGGCTCGCAACGAAAGTGAGCGCGTGGATTGATCAACTCAACGTTTATCTGCCCCAACGCTTGGCAATCCTCCAAGCGGGTAAAGCCGCCAATCGTAATCGACGGCCCGCCAATCGTCAGGAAGATCACCAGCGTCCACACGGCTAGTCACTCGCGACGATGGGCGCCCGCTTGCGCTTCTTGGTGTCCGAATCGCGCTCGATCTTCTTGGCGTGCGAGTGGTCGTTCGCAAACCTATCGCCCCTAGCTGCGCGTTTCTTGTAGCGGTCGTTGATCTCGGCCCCGACCTTCAGCCCGACATCCGCGATCTTCGTACTCCCGGCCAGCGTCACGCCCTGGACGTAGATGCCATCGGCCTTGACCGGAGCGCCGCCGTTGCACGAACGCATTTCGGAGTAGGTGCCGACATAGGGGCCGCCTTTGTCCTGCTGCTTTGACGCCTCGTTGATGATCTTCTTGCCGAGCCGCGTGTTGTCCTCGGCGTCAGCGAGCGGAATGCCGTAAATCTGCATGACAGCAGTGGCCACATTGACCGGGTCGCTTCCCGACTTCACCACGGCGTCGACATCCAAGGTGTACGTCACATCGCACGTTTGGGCAGCAGCAACAAACGGCGATGCAAACAATGCCACGAGCGCAAATAATTTCTTCATTTACTTCTCCTTCTGTATTTTGGGCTACGAAATGAAAACCATTGGGTCAAGCGTGCTTGTAGATCCACACCTCAGAAGCTGGTGAAGCGTTGCGGTGCCATTGAAAGTACGCAGTGCATCCAAGTTCATCAATTGAACAGGCCATTACCGACTGATGAACAGGATCCATCAATCCGGCCGGCGGATCCGGCAAACGGGTCATAGATACAGTCTCCGGATCGAGTTGCCAGAACTCACCGAAGCCGAGCAAGTTTACTTTTCCACCACCGCCGCCGCTTGCCAGCATCCCGTTATAGATGCCAACGCGGTAGGGTGCCGCCGGCATTGGAGTCACAGCCCCATCCTTTCCGAGCCGTACTAGCGTTTGGTCCATTGCATACCGCCCGTCAGGGTGTTCCCCGCTTCCATTGTCGTACACGTTCCCGCCGCCAAATAAGAGCGCGTCCGGAGTAGGCACCGCAATGTTGTGGTATGCACCATTCATACCTGATGGATGCTGACCTAGGCCTAACCACACTTTTGCTACGGCATCGAAAGCGTACACCGTGCCAAAGCCAGTAAACCAAGTAAGTTTGCCATTCCACCAGCAAAGCGCTGTTGCGATAAACCAGTTGCGCATTTGTGCGGCTGGATCGGAAAACATCGACATCATCGTGTGTAACGCCCAATCGCTACCAGACCATCGGTAAACCGCGCCAGCGGCGATGGAGAGAAGAAAAACATCTCCTGTCTCCGGATCGACTGCGGTGTGTTGATAAGCGTGACTCCCGGGTGTGTTCGTATGCCATATGGACCACGAGTGTGTCTTGAGATCGTAGCCAACTGTTTTGGGTGACTGCCCGTGGTCCGCACCCACAATAGGAATACGCTTGTTTACCGGGTCGTAGAACGTCTGCCCGCCGAAGATTAGTATGTTCTGCGTTGTGCCAGGACTTGCTAGCGCCGCGTCGGCTCCGGCAGCAGGAGGAGCCATCGCCCATGCTCCGGGTGCCATGCTGGCCGTAAGCTTAGCAAGCTCTGAATCCCCCGGTGGGGGCGGTGGGGGTGGTGGGGGTGGTGGGGGTGGTGGGGGTGGTGCGTCCGCGTGGTAAATGCGAACCTCCGCCCCGACGGGGCGGATAATCATGGGGTTGTCGGTGGAATCGGTACTGCCAGCACCCCGGCCCCGGCCTTGTTCGCATCGTCAGCCGCTCCGTCCGCCGTGGCCGCGTCCTGCATCTGCGCGATGGCAGCACGTAGCGCGGTAATTTCGGCTCGCAATGCGGCGACAAGCGCCGATTGGTCCGCTGGGTCGCCGTGGATGATCTCAGGATCGGGATCGCCGGGAGCAAGGTAAATTTTGATCGAAGCCATGCGTTGTTCTCCTGGAAAAGGTATCTCATGTGTTGCAATAATTAGATGCCGATAGCGCATCCACGAATCGACGCCAGCTACGGTCTGTCGATCAGTCTCGAATCCGGTCAACCAGATGGCATTGAAGCCATTCGCCCACGGCACCGGTTGATTGCCTACGAGATAATCTCGACGGGTGACAAGCGGCGTCCATTTCGTGTCGCCGTCAATCGCCCACCACAGATCAAGCTCGTTACCCGCGGTGCCGCCGTAGGTCCGCGTGTGCTGCCGATACTGAAACCATATCCACTTCTCGACCGGCCAGATCGGGCAGTTGGACGAGTCACTGTAGCGGCACAGCCCCCCGTTGGGCGCGACCCAGCCGTGCGACAGATCAATGTCCTGGCCGTTGTCTATGGGCACTTCAAACGGCTCGCCATTAGTCAGCCTGTTGTTGTGCGCGTAGGTGATCGGGAACTGATGACCTCTGTGGCTTTTGTTCGTCAACACATGACTGATGGCATTGCTGCTCTGATCTGCCATGCCCCACGGATTGCTGACGGACAGGTTCGCGATGATGGCGAACTTCCACGAGTTGTATTCGACCTTGCGCCCATCCCCACCGATGACCGTTGACCACGGCACAAGGCGCGATGCCGGAATCTTGAAACCGAACTGAATCCAAAACGGCTGCGTGCCGATCCCATCGCCGTCGTTCGCCCATGCATCGGAGAACCGCCTGCGCCATGCCTGACCCTGCGTCGTCCCGCCTGGGTTATTAGCCCTGATGTCGATCTGCAAACAGGGAACGCCCTCGTCAACGGCACGGTGAACCATGCCGAACTGCGCCTCGTTCTTGGCGTTGGCATAGCGATGCGGCAAGACGTCCTCGTCGCGTGAGAAATCAGTTGCGAACAACACTCCCGGCGCTGTGGAGCGTTGGAGCCAAGTTGTTTCTGCGGTCATGGACGCCTCGACATCTCAGCCTCGATGTCAACAATGCGCGCCTTTAGCCTACCCTCTTGGAACGAGTCATTCGCACCTGAGTGGTCGCCGCCGTAATTCGCCCGGTAGTCGGCTAACTGTTGCCGGTTATATGCCAGGTTGCCTGCGAGTTGTTCGAGGGTTTGCTCGGTCAAGGGTAGGCCATCCCAAGCGCTGGGGTTGTTCAATTCCTTGAGTTCAGGATCGAAGTCGAGCGTTGTATGCTTGCTGTGTTTCATTTAGTCAATCCCCACATTTGATGTTAACAGACATTGCCGTGCGTTGCACGACACTCGGACTCTTGCAATTCAAAACCTGGAAAAATGGATTGTCTGGCGCGTCGCCAGGACAGCGGACGATTGCCGTGGAATCACCCCTCTTGCTTACCGCGTACCCCGGACACAAGTCGCACAGTGGAATCACCTGCGGGTCGGATGACTGGTGCGTGCAGATAATGGCCGGTCGCGGGTATCCCTGCCGGGACAACTGGACCCGCACTGACCAAGCAGGCAGTGAAATAAAAACCGAGACCAGTAATAGCACCCACTTCATAGCGGGGTTTCACCTTCCGCAGGCGGCGTGTTACCACCCGATACCCATGGGGTTCCTTCGCTCAACTTTGCAGCGGCGGCCTGACGGTCAAGCTCGGCCTGATCCGCCCAAAGCGCGCGCCGGTCTTCACGATCGAGTGCCTCGGCAAACATCCTATCTGCGTCCTCCTGCCGGCCAGCGTCGACCGCTTTCATGCCGGCCGCGACCAGCGGGTATACATCAGCTGGCGTTTGCCCGAAGCCGAAGAAGGCTGCTGTAGCTTGCTTGATGAGCGGCGGCGTGAGGTTGTGCGCGAGATAAATGGCGTAACCCATAATCCCGCACGGCCCGAGGCCGAGCTTTTCGCGGGTCGGGTAGTCGCGGTACTGACCCGCCGCGAGCACCCCGGTCGGCATAACGCGCACGTACCCGGAGGCGCCACCGATATGTGCTCCGTGAAGCAAGAATACTTGCGATGGTGTTGGCGCCGGCGCTAGCTGGACGACAGCCGCATTCAGGCTTATTGCTGCCTTCGCGATGTCTGGGTTGTCGCTGCGGAGTTGATCTACTATCGCTTGCAAATCGCGTGCTATCTTTAGAACGTCCATACGCCTCTCCTTTGGAAAGTGGCAGCGCCAGCCCGCGGTGCATGGGAGGTGACCGCGGCCGGAATGCCGGCGCTGCCATAAAACCTAGTCCGCTAATATCTTGGCCTTCGCGGCATCGAAATCGGCCTGAGTAATAACTCCAGTGCTGAGCAGCGCTTGTGCTTCTGCGATCCGTTCGGCCTTACTCTTGGCTGGCGCCGCCGCTGGTTTCGCCTTCTTCGCGAGCTTTGCCTCTAGCTTGGCCTGCAACGCGTCGCCCTTGGCGTGGATCTTGTCGATCCGCTCTTGCGAGAGCCAGACCCAGCCCTTCTCGAAGGCAACCACCAAAATTACGATGAGTACAATTACCGCGATTGCAGCGATGCCAACCATTTCCATCAGATCCATCATTTCGGCTTCTCCTCTTCCAGCGATTTGACGCACGACCACATAAGCGTCTGCGAGCGCACGAGGTATTCATCGAATTGCTTCAAGTCGATCCGCGCCGCAAGCTCGTTGTGCCAACCAGATGCTGCCGGGTTCATCCACGTTGCCGGCGGCGGCGGGATTTGGTCGCGCGTAAGGCACGGCACGAGTACAGGAATGCGAATCGGCTCTACCGTCGTCACACCCGATACAACCTTGGGTGGCGGTGGTGTCGACGTCGCACAACCGGCGACGAGTAACGCAGTCAGGATGAGCAGCGTGGAAATCGTTGCACAACGGACGACGGGCGGAGTCATTTCGGTTTCACCAACGGGTTGACCGGCGGCGGACGCGGCGGCTCGGTGGGCAGCGACAGACGCAGCCCGCCACCGGCCGGTGGTGGATTGGTCGGTGGAAAATCGCGCGCACGTTGCTCGGCCGTCTTCTTGAGCATAGCGTCGCGCGCCGCAAGTTCTTGCTCACAGGACATTGCTGGCTTGGGTTGTCCCCATACTCTAACCATATCCTCTCGCTCCGGCGCGATTTCGGCGAGGCGCTTGTCGTCTGCTGGTTTACGTGCCGCCGCTGCTGCTGCTGCTCGAGCGCCGCGCTGCTCGAGGCGTGTAACTTCGTTTGAGCATGCTTGCCGCTCGGTGTCCAAGCGCTTCACGTCGGCTTGCAGCGCCGCATTCGCAGCGAGCGCGGTATCGCGGTCGGCAATAGCGACGCGCATGTGTCCGGCGCAATCGGCCGGGCTGATCTTGTCGGCGAAGGCCCGGCAGGCTTCGGCGACGGGCGCGTACTTGGCTTCGATGCGCTGCGCTCCGACGGCCTGCCGCGACTTGTCGAAGGCGTAGATCGCCGCCAGAGCTGCCGCGGCGAGCCCGGCATAGATCGCGAGCGAGACAAGCAGGGAGAGCCCGAAGATGCCGCGCTGCCTATGCAATAAGCTATTCATTAAGGCCGTCCTGAATAGTCCGCTTCGCAGAACATCGCCCGCTCGGCCGCGCGCCGGCGCACAAGCCCGGTGACGACCTTGCCCTGCGCCCGCGTCCAGACCATGAACTCATCTGCCGCCGCATCGAAGTTGCTATCGTTGACGCAACCGAGCAGCGTCGAGCGCCCAAATGCACGCAGGCCAATGTTGTACGACAACGCGACCAAGGCATCGAACTGACACTGCGCGATCGGAACCGATACCAAAGCACTTACCCCGTCATCGAAGAAGTGCAGATCCCAATCGAACAGCATCTCGGCTTCGTCTCGCGTGATGTCGCGGCGCTCCTCGTCCTCTTTGATGACGTGGCCGTAGCCAATGTCCCACACTTTTCCGATCGCGTCCCAATGCGGCGAAAGGAACGGCCCGCCCTCCCACCGCTTGAGAAACGTGCGGAGATCGTCGGAGTACGTCATCCCATGCCGCCCTTCTTCTTGAGCGGATTTGCTTCACGTGTGGCGATCGGATTCTTGTTGGCAACGCGCACCGGAAGCGGCTTCTCGTCCGAGGGTGGTGCTGCGTCATCACCAATAAGTGTTTCCTCGAGTTGCGTGGTGCGCTTGGATACCGACTGCTGCGGAGCAGCGGTGGATGGGTTCCACTTCTCGATCACCCGCACGCCGGCACAGTAAGAAAGGAAAACACCGAAGAAACTCCAGTCCAGTTTGCCACTGCTCTGCGCATCGACCACCGCCCAACACCCAAGCAAGAATCCGCCGAATGTCATCATGCCCGACCGGCTCACTTTGCCGGTGACGGAATCCATAAAGATCCACGAGAAGTCGACACGCTTGGCGGCGTTCTTCTGCCCGTACTGTACGACGAACATAATGATGACCATGCCTAGTACCATCACCATACCGAGCAACTCTGATCCAGTTAGACCGTCGCGCGCGAAGGCGAAAATGTCCCACCAATGATGTTCAGCTGCCATGTATGCCCCAAAGCAGCAGCACCAACGCAATGCCCAGCGTAAAGCCGTAGAAGATAAGTGCGGCCAGCGCTCGTAGCAGCTTCTTAACGTCCATTCACTTCCTCCAGAAATGAATCCACTGCCACAACGGTTCCAGCTTGGACGCCAGCATTATTATTTCGTCTTTGAAGGCGACCCACACCGCTGCGATTGCGCCAAGCACGGCGGCAACCCCCTTCATCTGCGCGTATATGAACTTTAGCACGCGCCCCACAGCTCTCGCAACGTTGCTCGCGAATATTCCAATACCTCCCAACACGCGCACGCCTGCTTGCATGGTCTCGACTGCTTCTATCATAGGCGCAGTTTGTTTTCGATGCTCCTCCAACTTGTCACGCAACTCGGTCGTTAGCCGTAAATTCATCGTGGACTCGTCGGACAATCGACGCATGAGCGTGCGCCCTTCTGACAACTGCTCGTCCACGCTGCGACGCCACAGTTGATCGTTCAAATCGTTCTCACGTCGATCTTCCAATTTCCGACCCGTCCTTTCCGGTGTATTAGTAACGCGACTCTCCCACGGTCTGCATGAACCCGAGTGAACATGCCGCTGCGGTTGATCCGTTGTTGACCCAAAGGCCCCACGTTAGAAAAGTTGTCGAGCTCGGAAGGTTACTGTTCAGCACGCCGGTTGCCTGCTTCAGACTGCCGCAATCCATGAACGTAAAGCTCACTGTTGAGCCGTTAGCAGCACATTGCAGTCGAAGCTCGTACACGTTGTCTCCCGCGCGTGCCGGAAAGTTAACCGCTGAAACGTCATCTGACACCAACAGCGTCTTGGTTGCAGTACCGCTCGAGTCGTTGTAGATAATCGAAAGGTTCGCTTCGCCCGCCTTGGCGCCGACTCCTATGATGTCTGTCAGTGTGTCTGGCTCTACGTTGCCGATCGTGTTGTTCGGCATCAGACCGATGAAGCTACGCTGATTTGCTGGTGACGACAACGCACCGTTCTCGATGCAGAATCGAATGGATACGTTATAACCACCAACGTTCGCCGCATTGCCGCTCGTCCAGAGCGCGCGGGCGTGGTAAATCTGCGCGCTCGATCCCGCACTGCTACCAGATACCGTTGCAAGGTATGGAGTAGATGTTCGGAGGTTGGTCGAGGCAAGCGTACGACCTGTCGGAGAAGTGAAAGAGATGCTGTCAAAGCCGATGCCGTTGATCGTCCCACTGTTATTTCCTACTGCCGATGCAATGCGCTTTCGCGTCAGGAAAAAGTCACCACCGGCAGGCCCGGTGACTCCGGCTGCACCAGTGGCGCCGACGAGCCCGAAGCTAGGCAGGTAGCAGGATGAAGTGGCGATGTTGATGGCGCCCGCAGCGGCGACAATTTCATATAGCGCAATAGCGCCAGCAGCAAGCGGCCCCGGCCAGCCCGAAGGGATCGATGTCGTCGCCGTGACAACGCCTGCCGAGGTAGAGTAGACGTAGGTGGTGGTATTGTTGGTGGCTGTAAATTGTTGGTTGGCGATCGCCGTCGGCACGTTGGAAACCATTAGGTTCCCGCCGTATAGGTTGACTACCAGCCCGGCAATCGACCTGATACCGAACAGCGCCGCGCTCGAGAGTGCGCCGAACAGATTGTTTGCGGCTGTCGCCTTACCTGACTGCGACTCGCTGATTAGGTCAAGGTTTGTTACCGGATAGAGTGGCATTTTTTCAAAACCTAGAGTTCAGTACCGCTTGCGCGGCGTTGATGATGCAGTTCGTTCCCGCCGACCCGTTGTTGATCCACACCATATAAGTCAGGAACAAGGTGGCAGCTGGCATATCAGATGTTACTGACCACGTTGCCTTCTTCAGCGTCTCGCAATCCATGAACGAACAGTCGAAGCTGCTGCCGTTGGCGGCGCACTCGACAATGAGTTCGTACATCTTGTCTGTGGAGCGCGCCGGGAAGTTGACCGCGGATACGTCGTCGGAAACCAGAAGCACCTTTGTAGCCGTGCCGCTGCCGTCGTTATTGATGCGGGAAAAGTTGGCCTCTCCTCCGTTGGCTCCGACGCCGACGCAGTTGAGGAACGTATCGGGCTCGACATTTCCGGGCGTGCCCGAGTAATCATAGATACCGATGAATGATTTTTGCGTCGTTGATGTGAACGTCGTGTCCAGAATGAAGCGGATCCCAAACTTGAATCCGCCTAATCCCGCAGCATTACCACGCCACACTAACGCGGGTGATAGTGCGAATGCGCCGCTCGTATTCGCTACATTGGTGCTACTGACGAGCGTTCCGTATGGCGTCATGGCCGGGAACGGAGTAGACGCTACGGTACGCGACGAGCTACTGGGCCACGTTGATGCCGCGAAGGTAGTCGAGTTGGTTGAGCCGTTACCTGTATACATCGTGATTCGTGGCCGCTGCGCGTAGACCTCGGCTCCAGCCGGTCCTTGCACTCCTTGCGGGCCGTTCGGCCCCCGGCTGAGGCGCGACAGCACATAGCATGTCCCGCTAGTAATCGCGTTGGCATTTGTAACGAGTTGGTACAACGCGGTTGCACCAGACGTCGGCGCCGGCCACCCGGCAGGTGCAGCGGTTGCTTTCACAACCAACCCGTCATCACCACACGACAAATAGTTGGTGGCGCTTGGCGTGAGCACGACCTTCTGCAATCCAAGAATAATCACCACGCCGGTAGATGCTCGGAACACACCGCCGCGCAGCGCGACATTCAAGCCTTGCGTATGCTCAGGCGCCAAGCTGAACAGCGCGGCGGCTCCCAGCGCCGAAACAAGCTGGTTGAACTTTGGCACATGCTGGATCGCTTGCAACGTATCCAGCGTTGCTGAGTGGACTCCGGGACTGCCGGGATTGTGAAGCGCACCGGTGGTTAACGCATTCTGAAAAATGCGGCTGGCGGGCGCAATGATTTGTTGCGTCGTCGGAGCAGTGCTAATTATTGTGGTTGTCGTCATGCAGAACCCCGTGCTGCGTAGCCGGGGCCGTACGCACCGACTTGCTGCATCGTGAAGTAGATCGTGCTTTGCAGCGAGCCAAAATCAGTGGTCTGTCTTGCGGCTGTGTACGTATAGGAAGGCGTGCTGCTGAAGTCGTACCACTTCACACCTGTTGGAGTGAACGTGCTGTCGGCATAAATGGTCCAGACGTATTGCTCGCTGCCTTCTGACAGTGGTACATCCACATTGTCGAGCCACGATCCGCCGATGCGCGTGCGCCTTACGCCTGTCAACGTAACATCGCCCGCTCCGTTGCGTCCGCCGCCAAGGCTGACCGGCGCGTAGCATTTAGTCGCCACGCCGTTGTTGGTGAAGGCAAGCGCCGTCACTCGACTGAGCGTTCCGCCCGTCGTTACCGCCTTGTAGAGCAACTCCATCCCAAGCTCGGCTCCGAGCGCCTGCACGTTATGGCATGGCAACGCTACGAACACCTCATCGAATCCATGCAGGGGTATCGCCCAATCGGTGCCTCTCCTGCCGCGCAGGAATCCCGAGAGCGTATAGGTGTCTGTGTCAATCAGTGTTGCAATGGTGTACTGCAACACCTCGGCAACAGAGCCGTCGCTGCTTATCACCACAGCCATGTTCGCGCCGTTAAGCACGCCAAGCTCGTTGCTACTTACCAATGGATCTGACCCCGGTGCAAGGCGGACGGTCAGACTGTTCATGGTGTCGAAAATGTTGCCGCCAGTGAAGTCGCCAAGAACGGTCGTGGCAGCACCCCATACTGTCTCGTCAATGGTCGAGTAGTCGTCCGCGTAATTCGCCCCACCATCTACCGATTTGTAAAGCGTGCAGCCCGGCCAACTGGCGGCTGTGCGCCCCGCGAGCCTAGCGTAGATTCCGAGCGAGAAATCGCTATCGCTAATCAGCGGCAAATCCATCAATCCAAAATCAGTGGTATTGATGGATCCCGGCGGGGTCTGCGGTGTAAATCCCACAGGCACTGGAGCTACCGGCGCCAGTAAGAACACGTCGCTGCGTGTGGCAACACCCTCAAACTCTATCTCCCCCATTCCCACTTCGCGCTTTTGGGTGAGGCGGATCGTGTACTGGTTAATTGTTACGATATCCGTCGGCACCAAATGAGCCCACTTCACCGACACGTTAAACTTGAACCGCTCGCGCTCTATCCATGCGTTGTAGAGCGTGATATCAGCAACAGATTGCGCCTCTGTCGGATTCAAAACGATTGATGTTGCCGACAGGTCGGCCTTAATGTCAGTAGTGTAGAGGTCTGGACGCTGCTGGTGTGCCTCCCCATCCTGGTAATCCATCTCAACATTGCGGTAGGCGACCGACACTTGCCGCGGCAGGTCGAAGTCCTGAACGTGCGTAATCTCGAGCGGAGCAATCGGAGCGTTGCCCTTGGTGAAGCCGAGATCGGTAAACGGGATCGTCGCCACAGACGAACCGCCCCACTTCACGAACGTTGCCTTTAGATCCACCTCGGCCGCGCCAAACTGAAACACTTGCTGCAACGGCTCGATGATCGAGCGCGCAGGGGCGCGCAATGCCGTGAAGCCGCGTACCAGTGTGCTCGCCAACTGTGTTACGTCGTACTGCACCGCCTTGAACTTGGCGCGGGCCGAAACGCTGGCTACGATCTCTGCGAGTGTCACCTGCCCAGAGCCCAGATTGAGAATGCCGTCACGTACTGCGGCGTAACCGTTACCGATGCTGATAACAGGACTGGGCAAGCTGTCGACTCGGACTTCATCCACCCATGTCGTTGTGCCGTCGTTGTTCAGCTTGTACATCCGGTAATTTGGATTGAACGCATCGTGTATGCCAGTGCTGTAACCGCCGATGATGTGGCCGCGGTAAATCGCACACGATCCATAGCCCGGAGTCGGCAACGTGGCGCCGCTGCCGGTCCACCATGTTTTTATGACGTTGAGGTCTGCGTCGAGCTTAAACAGCCGAATACCATCGGTCACACCCGCGAAGTAGCCGACGAGCCAGTACAAATAACCGTCGTCAGCGATGAAAATGTCGCCAGGATCAGCATTGCAGTTCGAGGTCGGATACCCAGTGCGCACTGCGTCCGCGTTGAACTCGTACCCAGTCTCTGGGTTATGCACCCGCACTGCACCATCTGGAGCGAGCCAACGCCGGATCTTCACGTCGCCGCCAACGTAAAACCCGCCCGCGTAAACGTATCCATTCCAGTAGACGGGAGATGTCTGAATTGGCTGCTGATCTTGCACCAACCATGTGTGCGCGAAGTCCTCGGTCGCCAACGGGCACATATACTCGGGCAGGTGCTCAAAGGTCACAGCACCGTCCTTCATCCAGCGGTAGGTATTGAAGTAGGTGTACTGACCTGCACCCCACGGTCGGCAATCGTAGGTGTACTGCCCGGTGACGTAGGCAATACCGGAGTTGAGACTGCCGAACACGAACGCGGCATCGAAGGGTGATGCGTACTGAATCTGTGCATCGGGCGATCCAATCGGATTGCCTTTGATGTCGTAAACGCGGCGGTCGTAATAAACAACGGAGTTGTCCGGATTGTTGGCCGGGTTGCCGGGAATCGCGCCGTAATTGTCGCCGCTGCGGTAACGATGCAGAACTATACCATCCGCCGTGCTCTCCACCCCATTCAAAGAGTACGGATACGAATACACTGCTGAGTCGCTTGGGTAGTCGTAGTCGACCGGCCAGATGGCGTAATACTTGAGATCGATGGAACCACTGGCAACGTATTCGATTTCCCAGTTGGGCATCGCGTTACCGAAGCCGCCCATCGGCATAGCCGTGAACACGATGCCGGAGTAGCCGCGGAAAGGCACTGACTTGCCGGTGCCGAGTTCTGCTTCCATCGTTGGGTCGGCAAGCTCGTCCTCGGTGCCGTAGTAGATCACCATCGGCAATGCCGTGGCGTCGCTGCCGGGACCGTAGATCAACCGACCGTTTGCCCAGATGCGCAGAATGTCAACGATCGGTTCGTTGACCAAATTGCCATCACCGTCGATGAAGCTCGTCTGACTAATCTTGAGAGCAAAGCTACAGGTGTACTCGACGGCCGTAGGCTTTGGCGAGCCCTTGCCGCTCGACTTCTTTTTGTGTGCCTTTAGCTTCGTTTTCCAGATTACCTGCGGCGCGGTGCGGATCGTACCCCACGCCATCGTGATCGGCGTGCCGTAGCTCGCGCCGGATACGCGCGTGTCGTTGAGCTTCGGCCCCTTTGCGCTCTTGCCGAACAGCATCCCGCCGACCATCGAGCCCGCAGCCCATCCGAGTTGGGCTCCAAGCGGGCCGAAGAACGAGCCGACAACCGCGCCGGCGATCCCCATGCCAAATTGGGCGGCGACAGCCATCTATGCCAATCCTCGATACGAGAAGGTGCGTACTATGCGCTGCGCCCATACTGCATCTATACCGTGCTCAACTACACGGCGCGCGTAAGCCCAGCCGTGAATCATGCGCTGCTGTCCCGTGTGTGGGTCGGGTCCAGTTAAGATGCCGAAGTGCATAGGGCGTGGTTTGTCGTAAGCCATCAACACAATGTCGCCGGGACGGTTCTCAATGCCGGGATCAAGGTATCGCTCGCAGGCCGCAATCAACATCTTGACGTTTGGTTCTGGGCCGTAGCCGCGCACTTCGTTGTCGGCGGCGAACGCATACGCCTCAGCCACACCCAGCGCCTTACCTACGCCTACGATCAGGCCGATGCAGTCGGTGCCCACGCGGCGCAACCCTTGTTGGTGCACCCAAGGCGTGCCCACCCACTGGCGAGCCTCTGCAACAACATCCGCTCGCGTAATTACATTAGGCAGTGTCGGATGTTCCACGTCCCACCTGAATGAGGTCGTCAAACCCGCCCATATGGGGCTCGCCGCGGAAGTTGAGCAGGTTGTTATAAGTGTCGCGGCAAGTCGCATAGGATCGATTGCAGCCCGCCACCATCGTGTACGTGTCGCCAATCACAGCGAGCTTCGGGAACGGCACGAACATCGTCCACTGTCCCGGCGCGTAGGTTTTCACCGGGCGCGAGATGCCGTTGTTAAGGCCCGATGTAAATGTCATCACACCGCCGTCGAAGTATCCGGTTGCGCTGCCGAGCGGCAGCACATACCCGCCGCTGCTGTAGGCCGGATAACTCGTCGTGTCGACGGACAGCTGAAATGTTGCTCCAGAAGGGTTGTTGGCGACGGTCGTCTTGTTGAGCAGCACTCCGAGCGCGCCTGCGATACCGTACAACGTCACGATTTGCGCTGGTGATAAGTTGAGGCTCGCGTTCGCCATCGTAACCACACCGGGATTCGCGTTCGATACGTTGGTGATCGCGACACCGGTGCCTGCGCCTGGCTCGGTGCGCGCGGTATCGTAAAACGTCATATTGTCAGCCCCGACTCCGGTCAGCGTGCTGGTCACAGTGAGCGGTCCGAGTGGCTTCTTGCAACGGGCGTCGCCAAAGTTCTCCACACGACAACCAGGTGAGGTGAGTTCGCCGATGGTTGCCTTGTAACGCTCCATCAAGCCTCGAATCTGTGCGGTAAACGCATACAGGCCAAGGCTAATGTCCCCAAGCCAGCCGTACCGCTCATACATCTTGCCCATCGTTAGATCGGCATAGTTGACGGTGAAGATCGTCACGGTTGCGTGGTCCCACAACCCGCTAAGGATGTCGTCGTCGGTAGGAAACGGAGTCGCCTGCGGCCCCTTTAACTCGAGGTTGTCAGTGTTCAGCGCGTCGCTGGTAACGATGTCAGAGATAACGTAACCGTAAGTCGAGGTGTACGTCAGGCTGTCGATGATTAACGGAAGGCGGTGGTTGGTAAAGCCGAGCGTCGTCCCGTTTAGCAACTCCACCTTGACGCAGGTCGCTCGAGTTGTAACCGAAAGAGCGTGGTGCGCTTTGAGCGCAGCGCTAACGTTCTTCACAGATTTACCAGTTCAATTAGCTTCAGTCCATGCCACTCATAGAGCGCGCCGGTCGAGTCGAGTCCCATTTCCATGTTGTCGCTTTGGAAGCGCACAGGGATGTCGTACTGCCCCGTCCATGTGAGTGTGTGCCCAACTGTAGGCTGGCTGGTGAAGGTTACGATGCCCGTTGTCGAGTCGAGAGTGTAGTCGGTCGTCAGCGTCTTCAATACACCGTTGACGTACACCGCGATGGTAGCAGCTACGGGCTTCAGTATGATGCCGAGCGCTGACAGCGGCGACATCGAATAGCCCTTGTACATTTGGTAAGAGGTGGTTGCTGCGACACCAAGCCCGGTCAGCCCAAGGATGCCGCTGCTCTCGTCCTTGTAATCTTGAAAATCTTTGAGCCGGAACCCGTATGCTGCACCGTGAGCTACCATGAAGTAGTTACGCAGCGTCTTCTGGTTATAGTTGTTCGACTGCCAATCCGGTGTGCGCAGACAGGCGGATACGTCCCACGCGCCGTTACCACCGTACGCCATGTCAACGTTGCGCGACTCCTGCCCGGTAAACGCGCGCACGATTGTCGTCTGGAAGCCGCGACCGCCAACAGCCCAGATAGCGAGGTCGTCCGGGAAGCGCGGTGTCTCGAGGAATGGTGCAGGCATGTCACAAGTCCTTGTGGGCGCGTTGCAGCATCATCGCGAACTTCGCGGCGACTTGGTCTTGCGTGCGCGTGTCTAACGGCCCGTTGACGCTGAAGTTGTTGGTAACCTGCACCTGGCGTCGTGATATCGTGCCGGCGTTGCTAGTGTTGTACTTAGCCGGGATCACTGCCTCGCCGCGGTGCAACTGGAACAGCGCGTCCTGCGGCACGAAGTTGGTGCCCGTCGCTAACCCGCCGCCGTAGGGCACGAACGAGCTAACTGAGGGCGAGAAGTACGAGGACGACTCTCCGCTGCTTCCACCGCCCAGCAGCTTGCTGGCAAGTTTGCCGATGCCGCCCACGCTGCCCGACATCTTCGACGCTGCAACACTAGCCAGTGCTGTTGCGGCTGCCGCGGCTTGTGTTGTGAGCGCAGTGAACGACGTGGTCAACGTTGTGCTAATGGTGCCGATTGCAGTGGCGCTCGTGTTAGTGACTGCCGCCAGTCCTGCGAGTGCGGTGTCCGCGGCGCTCGTTGCTCCCGTCGCTTCCTTGCTGCCGAACAGCTTGCCAAAGATTTGCGACAGGAATCCTTGCCCACTCGTGCCAGCGCCCATCAGCTTGTCCGTCAAACTCTGGCTGACAAGCCTGCTTATAGATTGCTGGATCGAAGATACGAAGTCCTTTAACAGGTCCTTCAACGACTTCGTATGATTCATCAACCCTTCCAGCAGGGTTGAGGTTGCTCCCTGTACAGCTTGGATTGCCTCGAGTTCGTTCCTTGCCGCCTGCTTAATAGCGTCGTTCTTGATCCTAACTATTTCTGCTTCTGATTGGCGCGTCAGGTCGAGGATCTGGCGGTTGGTCTCTTCCTGCGCCGTCAGGTACTCGATGCTGCCTTCCTTCAACTCCGCTAGCCGCGCTGCTCCGATCGCACGGATGTTCTCAAGTTGCAGTTGGTACGAGCGCGCGGCATAGCCGACCTCGAGTTCATAACGCTGGTCCGCGGAGATGCGACCCAAGTCCGCGTCAAGCGCCATCTGCTCCCTTTCGCGGGCGATGTCCGCGAGGTCGTATTGCAGCTTGTAGGCGCGCTGCTTGTCTAGCAGCTGACGCACCATCTCTGCCTTCTTCTGCTCGAGTTCGATTACCTTTTTGTTAGCGTCCGCAATCTTGGCAATGTCTTGGCTGTAGTAAATGCTCTTGATGTCGAACACTTGTTTAGCCAGCCGGATTTGTTCGTCAATGTTGTGGTGGTAAGTAGCAGCCTCGTCCTCCAACACTCTGATATCGTCGCTCAGCTGTTTCTGGGCTGCGGCCTTGTGCTCGCTGAACAGCATCCGTTCGATTTCGCGTACCAGCTTTGCGTCCCGCTGATAAGCCTTCGATTTGACGTCGGTCTGCTGTGCTAGGGATGCTTGCGCGATCGCGAGCTTGTCCTCCCAGAACTTGATCTCGAGCGCTTTGCTGTCGTTGAAGTAGCCGACTTCTGCCTCGATGCGCTTCTGCAACTCCTCCCGCCACTCGGCCATGCGGTTGTCTGGCTCGAGTTTCGCTGGTTTAGACCTGCCGGCGCCTATGCCCAAATCTTCTTTGGCTCCTACTTTGATTTCGATGGGCTTCTGCATGTCTGCGCGGAATTTGTCCCACTTTGCTGTGAGTTCATCCCGTGCGGTGGTGAATCCCTTAGCCAGGTCCCATGCACCTGCCCAGTTCTTCTCGAACAGCGCTGCAATGATTGCGCCTACCCGTCCCATTGCGTTGCCCAGCTTGTCGAAAATTTCTATGACGTATGTAGCAACAGTCACCAGGTTCTTGAAAAACTCTCCCACCCCGTGTGCCATGTTGCTAACATTGCCGCCCTCCTTGCGGCTTGCAACCATAGCATTAATAACCTGCGTAAACGCGGGCACAAGCGCCATACTCATCTCACGCGTAAGCGCTTGGTTGGCTAGACGCAGCAGCTTAATTTGATCGTTAAGCGCCGCTGCCTTTTTCAAAGCAGTCTCGTCCATGACGAGGCCCAAATCTTTCATCAGCTGCATCTGCTCCCTCAGTCCTTCCGAACCGAGGTTGAGCAGTGGTATGAATTCGCGGCCAGTGCGGCTGAGGATTTGCTGCGCCAACGTCATCTTGTTGGCGTTGTTCGCAGTCTCGGAGAAACGGTCCGCAATGCGCAAGAGCACCTCGTCCAGCCCCATGCCCTTGAGTTCGCCTGCGGAGATGCCGAGGCGTTTGAATTCGTCCACGGAACGAGCGCTGCCTTGCTGCGCCTTCGTCATCTCCATGGAAAGGCGTTGTAGCCCTACCTGCAATGCCCGGAAGCTGACCTCGTTTAGCTCGGCTACACCCTTGAGGACTTGCAACGTGTCCGTGGCGATGCCGGTCTTCTGTGACGCGCGCTCGATCTGCTCTGCGTACTCCGCAGTGCTTTCAGCGATGTGAATCATGGTGTGCGCAAGCACGCCGCCTGCGAACACACCTACAATCTTCCCATACATCGAGCCAACACGCTCGATATTGGAGTTGATTTTTTCTTGTGTCTCCTTTACGTGGTTGCCCAGCTGTGTAAAGGATGACGCGAGCTTAGTGTTATTCGCGCTAACCTTTTCCGTCGACGACGTGGACGAAGAGACAACTTGGGAGAGCCCGCCCGTTATGGACGAGACGGCGTTCTTGAGCGCCGAGACAACTTGGTTCAGGCCCGCGGTAACGTTAGCTGTTACGCCTACCTTTACATTGATGTCGTCAGCCACGCTGCTTTGCCCTCTCCGCTAGTTGGACCACATCCGCAATGTGAAAAGGAGGTGGTCCTTGCCAATCCGCTGAAACTCCCTCCATGCCTAGGAAGGACGATACATTGCCGCTGTCGCCGCTGCTGTCAGCTTGTGCTGTACTGCCTCCTCCTTTCGCTCCTTTTCCGGGTTGCAACCACGCCAACCGGGCGGCTTCGTGTGTCGGTGGCCAATCTATCCAATACCTTACTAGATCCGAGACTTGCGCTAATACCAAGTCGTCGACGTATTCCCACGGCCACCCGGTTGCTGTAATAATGCGAGCGTACAGTGCACCCCAGTCTATGCGCTCGCTTTCACCTCCCCCGCGGGCTCCTCCTTGAATCCGCTTTGCCCCATTAGCGCTCCGAACACGCGCCAACAGTTGCGCATGTCAATCCACTCCTCGAGGAAGTCCATGGTGACGTCCTTGTAATTACGCTGCACGGCGGCGAGTGCAATTTGGCAAATCATATCGAGCTTTTCCGTGTCGGACACACCCGGTTGTGCCACTTGCTTGATTTTGTCGTCGTACTTACGCAGCGCCTTGAGGTTGAGCGCCGGCACGATGTAACGCTTCGAGTCCATGTAGACGAGGATGCCGGGGATCTTCCCCGGCTCCTCTACCAACTCAAACTCTTTTTCCCTTGCTGCTGTTTCCATTTGTCAAAACTCCGCGATTGAAGTTGGGATAAGAAAGGGTTTACTTGCTCTCGGACACAAGCTTGAAACCGCGCGCAACGAACGCAGCGGCGAGCCACGGCTCGGCTTCGATGTAGCCATCCACCACAGCGTAGTCCTTACCACTGTGGTGGATGCCCTTCGGACCGTCCGGCACGCCTTCCGGCACCTGCATACGGACCATCGGGAGTGCAGCAACCTTCTCGAGTTCTTGATCCATTACGTCCTCCGTCCTTCAAATTTACAACGGGTTGGCTTACGTCGTCATCGAATAGTACGCGATGTTACCCAGCGAGTCGGTAAAGCACTCGAAGTCATAGTCCGGGATCGTCCAATCGTCGTTCTTGAACGCCCAGGTCCACTTGGACGGTAACGCGTTGGGCAACCGGATTGTGAACACCTTGCCCGCGTACGACACCGACAAATCCAGCTGTACTGTAGGCGCGTACCCCATCAGCAAGTTCGCCACCGTTACCTTTTGCGCGCCGGTTACAGTTGCCGTGTACCGGTAGTTGATAAACACGCGCACGCCCACGTCCGCCGCAGCAAACGTGTACACGCCTGCCGAAACGGAATATTGGCCAGTCGCTGGCGACGAGGCAACTCTCGTCATCGGCACCTGCGTATCCAGTACACCGAACGCGACGCCAAGATCCGAATCCCACGTGCCGGACGAAGGCACCGACGGCGTGATCTGGAAAGGCGTTGTCGGAATCAACGCGCCTACCGTGTCGTTGTAGATCGAAAAGAAGCCCGCAGTCTGGTTGGTCGGTTGCCCGAAGAACATAGTGTTGAACAGGGACGCGTAAATCTTCGCCTGCTTGACCTTCCCCGACACCTTGCCCTTGCCACGACCCACTGCCACTGGAAACTGATTGGCGCCGTAGAGCGGCTTGGCTTCAAAGTCGAAATCCAAGCTCACGTCTTGCGATACCCCGAACGGCGCGGGCGTGGGGTTGCTGATTGTGTTGCCATACGCGTCGATCAGCGGCGTCGCGCACATCACTCCTGCACCGAAGAGAAACATCGCCTATCTCCTTTTCTAAATCAGCGAAGTTTGGTTACACCGGCCCGCTGGCATCCGGTACTCTAATCTCAAACGGCATGATTGCAACCGATTGGTTCATCATGCCTTCGAATCCTTCGTAAAGCTGCACGCCTCCTGAAATCCAGCAATGCGACACAAGGTTACCTAGTGTTTGCCGCGCTCCCGGTGTAGGGCAGAACGCGTCGTCCAGTGCGTCCACGAGGTTGTTCAACCGTGTCCCCGGTATTGCTGCGTTGTCGTCACCACAGTTGTCATACAAGAACAGCTGAACGTGCAGATTCCAAATCGGCGGCAACCCTTTTGTCTGCTCCGGTGTCTGCGTCGGCTGCACCATAAACATTGCTGGCTGCTCCGACGCAGGCACGTTGTTCCAGTGCTTCAACCGCCGACTGTACGTTATGAACGGGAACAAACCCGACGACCGCAGCTTCGCTGAGAGCGCTACGTTCCAGAACGCTACGTAAATGTCTTCGCGCGCGATAATCATACTAGTGGTGGTGTTTCACCTTGCTGGCGGCGGCTGCGCGCTGCAAGCCTAACCGGACTTGCTTCTCAATCGTGTTCGGCATTTCACTCAACGCTTCCCGCAAGTAGGATCGCTCCGGTATAGTGACCGATTTTACTTTGTGCCATTCGCCGTCCGGTGTGCGGAATGTCAAGTACGGGCCGTTCTTGGGATAGATTGTGCCGCCAAACTCGTGGATCCGCGCGTACGGGATAGTGCCGAGTGAAATGCCAACAATAGAAATGATTTCCGTGTCTGTGACTCGTGTCTCCTTGTTGATTGCGCCGACCAAGTTGCCTTTCGGGTTCTTGTTTAGCTTGCGCACAGCAATGCGCTTCGCCCGCATCAGCAACTCGGACCCAAGCTTATCCACAACGGTGTAGAGTTCGCGGCGGATAGCTTCGTCCAGCGACGTGACATATTCGATCGACTCGTCGCCGCCTTCTACTTCGCCAGTGAATTCGGGAATGTTCACAGCACGAACGTCCGCTTGTACTGCTGCAATGCACGCGCCACGTTATCCGGCATCGCTTTCTGGGTGTAGAACGACACACTCTCCGTTCCAACCGACTGGCTCACGAGGCCAACCCGCTCCCGTTCCTTAAAGCGTAGGGCCACCAATTCAATGCACGACTGCTCCACATCTTTCGGTACGTAACTGTAGGACAGCGCAACCTCTTTCCCTGTATCAGCAGCCGCGAACGTGTACACGCCCACTGCGCTGACTGCGTATTGCCCCGTTATCGGGGACGATGCAACTTTGACCAACGCTGTCGAGTTTGAGGTGAACTGCACGCCGTTATCCTTCAGCCACACAAACTGCGGCGTGATTTGATAAGGCGTGGCAGGTATCGTTGCCACTTCCGCAGGCAACAGCCAACGCCCGTTGCCCCGCACGTTGTACGGCAACACCAAGAAGCCGCCGACGTAGCGCAACACCACATTGCTTTGTCCACGTGTAAAGCCGCCTACCGTAGTCGGTGCAAGCCAGATTGCCGAGTCATCGAACGCGTAGCCCGCTCCGCGTAAACCGCCATCAGGTGATGCTGTGATCTCCACACCGTCGATGGACACGTAAGAGACAGTGCTAACCGGGTCGAACGCAAACACCATCTTCAACCGCGACGCGCCTGCACCGCCGCCGTCCCGCACTTCTTGGAACGTTTGCGCAGTAAACGTGCGGTTGAGTTCGTTCTCAATGATTGCGCTTTCCCCCTCGATCAGCCTGGTAATAAGCGCGTCGCGAGCAGGATCCGACGACGTGATGTTTAACCACGCCTTGAAATTTGCTAACGTTGTCAGCTGTGTCGTCATTCGCTGCTCGAGCGCGGAGGGTTACTTGCCGGCACGCAGGCGCGGGCGTGCGCTGCTACGGGCCGATGCTGCGGCGGCAGGCGCTGCATTCGGCGCCTTGTCCTCGTCCTCGTTGCTGGGTTGCTGCCCCGTGTCCTCGTCCTCCTCGTTGCTGGGTTGCTGCCCCGTGTCCTCGGGCTGCTGCGTATCCGGTGCGGAAGCTGCCGCATCCGGCACGGATTCGACTTGAACGGGTGCGGGCACAAGTCCGTGCGGGGAGAGGTCCGCAATGGCGCCGTCCGGCACTTCAACGTGCCCATCCTTGTCTACGTTGTACACTTTCCCATTGTGAGAGAAAGACGTCATGCTCTCCGGTGCTTTCATACGCATTACGTTGTCCTTCAGGTTGGTTAATGAAAAATCCCCCGCACGAAAGAAATCACCGTGCGGGGGCCGCCTTCAGGGAAGTCCTGAATTTGGGTTGCCGGCTTGGTTAGCCGTTGCCGATGTTGCTAATCACGCCCATCGCAAACGGCGCGTACACGGCGAGCACTTCTTCCGCGTAGACACCGTACTCGCGCGCGCGAGTCTTGATCGGCCACTCGAGCGAGTAGTAATCCGCACGGATTTTCATTTCCGCGACGTTCGGCGTCTCGTTGTTTTGGTACTGTGCCGGCAGGTTCTCCGACCACCCGATGACCGTCCCCGCCGGAATCAGCGGATGGATCTTGATGGGAATCTTGAAGCCGCCGTTGAGCGCGTACGGGTTGAAGTACATCTCGACAACACCGTTCGCCATGATTGCGTACGGCTGATTACCGCTGCCGTCAGCAGGCATGTTGTAACGCAGCAATGGGCCGCTCGCGTTGGACAGCACCTTAGACGTGATGTTCTTGATCTCCTGGGCGTTAACCCAGAGGACGGTCGGCGACGTCTGAAAGTTGTTCCACATGCTGAGCAGCATGTCGTCGATTTCAACGACTGAGCCGCGGCCCGATGCTGTCAGCGGTGTACCCGTGCCGGCGGTACCCGTCGCCATCATCTTCACATACGCGCCGTTACCCGCACCGCCCGCGTTGTAGGCGTTGATCGCGGTATACAGCAGGCCGTCGAACGCGAGGTCGTTCTTGCTGTTGTCGGCTGTGATCGACGCCAGCGTTTGACCCGTACCCGCAAGCGGGGCCGAGAACGTCGCGCTGTTGATCGTCGTAACCGCTTCCAGCTTCGCTGCACCCGCCCCACCTACGTACCAGCCATACGCAACCGCGCCGGGGATCGCCGTCGTCGACACGGAGAGGATTTGCCCGAGCGTGACCGCTTGTGTTGCCACGGCCGACTTCTGCGAGCTTCCACCCTTGACGACGTACGTTGCACCGTCCGCCCCGGTCACCGTCTGCGACGTCGCCAGGCCAGTTGCGAGCACTTGCCCAGTAGCGATCCAGTTACGGTAACCTTCGTGCGTCAGCGCGACCACTGCCACGTCGTACGTCAGCGTGGGAAGCGTGCCGGTCGTGCCTGCGACAGCAGTCGTCGGCGTTGCCGGCGTGCCGAGCGCGACGCTGAGGTTGCCACCGAAGATTGCGTTCTCCTCCTTCAGCATCATCTTTTGGAGGATGCGCACGACGCCGGTCGCGATAATGTCCTCGAACGTCTTGCCGGCGTTGATCGCTTCAAACGTCATGTTATCTTCTTCGCCGAGCGTCTTGTAACTCGCAGACTTCGGCACCGCGGAGTAACTCATGCGACCCGCGCGCTGACCTTCCGGAACCCAGCCCATCGAGTCGTAACCGCTGCCGCTGACGCTGAAGATCGATTTCCAGTTCGTCGCCGAACCGACACCGCCGCCGACGCGCGGGATGACGTTGCGCAGAGGCGTGGCGACCGGGTACAGATTCTTCGCCGGGGCTTGCAGGTCGAACGGGACGAGGCCCGTACCGACAGTGACCGACTTGCGCAGGCTGTCGCTCGGCGTGGTCAGCGCCGACTTCATCAGGTCCAGAGTTTCCTGGGTGACGTTATTTGCTTCCATGTCTGAGTCCTTCCTAAAAGGATACTGCGGTTGCTGTATTGGTTAGTTGGTCGGTCGCCGCAACTGGCGGCGCTCAGGTTCGTTGACAAAAAGGCGGCGCGACGCGCCTCCTAACCCAAATTGCGGAAAGCTGCGGTCTTCTGCACCTGTTCCCTTACCATATCGATTGCTGCTGCTTCGTTGTGCACGCCGTTGGTTGCCACTGTCTTTTCGACACGCTTGGGTTCCTGCGACGTTTCGTTGGTGAGCGGGTGGCCGTCCTGCCCCTTGGCAATGGAGCGCACCACACCCTTGGGCGGCACGGGACGGCGCTTGATTTCCGCAAGCTCGCTCTTCGTGCTGTCCAGTTCTTTGCGTAACTCGCCGATCTGCTCGGCGGATTGCAGTGCAAGCTTGAACAAGCTGCCAGTACCGCCCACCTTCTCGGCGTCGGCTTCGGTCAAGTTGTCCTTGCTGCACTTGGCGCCCAGCGTGCACAGGTGCTCGTGCGCCTGTTGCAGGGCTTCCTTGTCCTCGGTGGCGTAGCGCACGCGCGCCTTTTCCAAGATTTCGTCGATGCACTCGTCTTGCTGTTCCACGTACTTTTGGAAGAAGTTGCCCGCGCGCCACTCGTCCTCGCTCATCACACCGAGCGCTGTCTTGTAAAACCCACTCAACGTAAGCGCCGGATCTTTCAGCTGTGTGCGCAGACCGTCGACTTTGTGCATGGACGCGAGCGAGCGCAACGCAATGCCAGGAGATACGGATTCCACGGCTGCCTGCGGGTAACGATCCTGCAACTCCTCAACCAGTTCGTCTGCTTCTTCCTGCGCCATGTTGACAAAAATTTCGACGCCGTTTTGCAGCCACTTGCGCATGGTTTCGGGAATCGGGCTGTTGTCGCCTTCGCTTACCAAGTCACCGTAAGCGCTCGAGCAGACACCCGCCAATGCTTGCATCGCTGCGGCGAACCGCTGGACGTTGTACAAGTCCTTCGCCAGCGCGCCAGTGCTTTGCAGCTTCTCCGCATCCCAACCTTCGGGCAGCTCGTCTACCACGCCGAGCGCCTTCGCGCGCTTGATGATGTGCGCTTTGGCTGCTGCGGGATCCTTGGCGCGCCCGTACGCTTTGATGGCGTTCTTGAGGTCGTTCACGTTCTTGATAGGGAAGCTGCCATCGGGCATCGCCTGCCCCTTGTCAGCCGCTTCGTCCCGCTCGTCCGTGTCGAACTGACGCTTGGCCAGCTTGAGCAGGGATTCCGGAGTGACTTCGCCGCTGTCGAGCAGCTTTGCCAGTTCGTCGACGGCGCTGAGTGTGCTGTCGTCGGCTCCCGCTTCGCGTGCGGCGGCTTCGGCTTGCGCAACCTTTTCGACAGTGGCGGCGGGTTGCTGTGCGTCCGCCTTTGCCATTTCCGTTTGCTGTGCCTTGTCCATCGCTGCTTGCGCCGCCTTCGCTGCCTTGTCGGCTGCACACTTGGCGCACGCCGCCTTCTTTTCCTCGGGCGACATGGCATCCCACTTGTCCTGTGGAATGTCATCTGGCTTGGTGTGCTCTGCTTC